CCCAATGGATGTATAATTAACAGAATAAATGCAATTAAAGAAAAAAAATGATTCCACCATTTATCATTAATGTTTTTCCAAAGAAAAAACTCAATCAATTGCATTAAAATAAAGAAAAAATAAAGAAATAATAGTTTGGGTTCAAATCCATTAAAATATGCTAAAATAAAGATAATAAACGAAAATACAAAAGTATCTAAAGAAACCTTTGCATTCCAACACATTATTAGATATATAAATAGGGTACTATCTTGCCCACATCATTCCACAATTTCCACTTATAAAAGAAAGAACATTGTATCTTTCTTCAAAAAGCGTCATATTGTAATTATATTGATATAATTGCCAAGATTGTTTTGAACTTACAGCAATAGGTGCCCCGTCTGTACCACATATAATATTTATATTTGCCCCCATTTCATCTATTTGAGGCATATAAGTTGTTATTTCTAATTCAATATTTTTAAATTTACTCATATTTATTGCTCCTGATGGCTGATAATCAAAGGGGGAGGTATTTAAACAGTAATTATAACAATATATACCTTCACGTGCATATCCATTTGTTCTGACATATTTTTCAACATAATCGTAAACACCTCTTTCAATAATGTTTTCACGATATTCACCTTCTAATACAATTCCCATTGTATTCAATATTTCTTTACGATTATATGGTGAATATTCGTTTGTAATAAATATTCCTGTTTTTACATTATCCGGATTTGTCGAAGGACCATGTGTTAGTGTAAGAGATGGATTTATAGTGTATTTTGAGGAAGGGTTTTTTCCGTCCACTATTAAATCATCCGGTGCTATAATTACGTTAGATGGTAAAGAATTATATGCCCAATTTGTATAATTCGACCATTCATTACGCATATTTACATCATTTCTTTGAAAAAAGAACATCCAATTACTCACCATCGAAGAAGAATTTAACAATCGAACTTTTGAATTCCCAGTAATATTTTCGAAAAAGTATTGAAAAACATCCTTTACTAAATATACTTGATCTTCCATTGCAAATTTACGCGATTCTTCGTTTGAAAGAAAACAATAGGTTGAAAGAAGATGTATATCAGCATTCCATGTTTTTTTCATATTGCTATACGCATCACGGTCGATAATAACCGAGGGAGGTGTTTGTAAGAATCTGTATGGTTGAAACTGTTCTTGAGTAAAATCCGGCTGTATATAAGGATAATTATATGTATCATCAAATACGTCCCGCACTTGAAATAGTTCTTGAATTGGACGAAGGGTTACGGTTATGGTTAATTCATTGTATTGAAGACAAATGAGTGGAAACGCACACTGATTATTCAACGTAAACCATGTATTAATAGGTATATACAATGTTTTACCGCGTATAGATGGTTCAGCCCCATTAATATTTTCAGTATAATAAGAAGACGGGTATGCATTTTTACGACCAAACGCATTCGCCGGGTCGTTTAATTCGTCAATATTTCCTGACATTTTATTAAAAAGATTCTTTTTTTCGGTTGTAAAATCACGTTCCATCATAGCTAATAAATATTCACCACTGTATTTTTGAATGACAACCGATCCACAATTAATTTCAATACTACGTATCATCTGAATACCAATATCTTTTATCCATCGAAAATCGTAACTAGCCCATTTGTTATTAGTACTATCACATGGATGGTATATAGGACTCCATATATCTGGTAATTTAACCACCAAATAGGTGTCCATCAATAAATCCGCATATCTTTTTATTTTGAATTGAAAAACAGAATCTTCTGTTAATCGTAAATCACGGGTTCCTTCATAATCTAGTCGAAATTTTTGAAGACCAAAATTTGTATACTTTGAATATGCAACTTTAAAAAAGGTTTTAGTTGGGTTTCCTGTTAAAATAACATTGGCATTTCCAACGCTTACTAAATTAAAAAGACCACCTGCCATTTATATTAAACAATATTTAATTTTTATATATAGATATATTATATGGATTCTTTGGATTGGTCTAAAAAATTGGCAATATTATTAATTATTATAATTATATTCTATTTGTTATTTCGATACAGATCAATAGTAGCAAGTAGAACCCGGAATAATTTTAAAGAAGGAATGTCTGTAAATAACAATAGTATTAAATTCATGACTATTAATGATACTGGTCCAAAAGTTCAAACGATTGATCCATCTAAATATCCCGATTTAACCTTAAAGGATTTTATTATTAAATCCTCTTATAATACAGCATATATAGGGTCAAAAATGTCATTTGATGCAATAACATACGCTTTAACACGCGGATATCGCTATTTAGATTTCGAAGTATATTTAGTGGATGATCTTCCTTGTGTTGGATATAGTAATAATTCATCAAATAATTTAAAAATATCGTCGTCTAATACTCTTCCGTTGGGACAAGTATTGTATAATGTGGTGACGGAGGCATTTTCTGCTCCTACCCCAAATACAAATGACCCTTTATTTATTAATTTACGATTAAAAACGAAAGATACAAAACTCTATGAAATGGTGGCAAAATCGGTAGATACAAATATTAAAAATAGACTGTATGAAGGTGCGGTTGATTCTTTAACAAAACTGGAAGATATTATGGGAAAAATAGTTTTATCTATTGATATAATAACTTCTCCAGATTACGATTCTTATCCGGATTGTTCAAGTCTAATTAATACTACGAAACAATGTTTTAATTTATCACAATATGTTAATTTGGAAGGTGGCGGGAATTCATTACGAATGACTACCTATTATAGTTTAATGAATCAAACAACAAACCCGCCAAATATAAATGAGGATGGAACAACCGATTTGACTGTATTAAAACTTGCATATCCGGATATTATTAATGATATTAGTAACCCAAAAATAACAGCATTTATTAAAGAATATGGAATACAATTTTTGACAGTAAGATTAAATATATTAGACACATATTTGAAAACATATGAATCATTTTTTTCCAATTGTGGAAATGCTATTGTACCGTTTTCGACCGCATTAAGAATTATTAATTAACCCTTAACCCTTAATCGTTTTCGGGGGGTTTACAACCATTAAATATTTTATTAAGGTAAAATATTTAACCCTTAATCGTTTTTTGGGAATTTATAAAAAACGTATATAGTGGAATATATTTACTGATTCGGTTAAATATTAGGGTTTGTTTATGGACAGATCACTCCATAAAACTAATTAATGGTTAAAAATACGTTTATATAAAAATATTTATATAATTTTTAATTTATACAAATATGGATGATTTTTTAATACCAAATTTAAGTGATTCGCGCAACGAGTGGTGTGAAAGATTGGTTTACATACTTGTACCACATATAAATGAAGGTATAACTTCCATTTTTAACGAAGCGTTCAAAATGTGTGTTGAAAATAATGAGACTGTTAAGTATTTGATGACTTTTCAAAATCTTCTTTCGAAAATTCCACAATGGAATTCAGTTATTATTCAAGAAGAAGTACAAAGAATAATTAACAAAAGCGGATGCAATTATATTAATGATTTAATAACATGTGTTCATATTATTCAATTAAAGGTTCTTACATGTATTCGAGTAGGAAATAAACAAAAGAAGATTGACCTATCAATACCAAAACTAGAACATTTTATTCATAGTGTTTATATTCATGTTGCCCGTAAAATATATGCGAACGTTTATTTATTTGAAAAAAACAAAAATATTTCAGCTCTTCAAATACAGAAAAATAATCGAGAAATAGATTTAATAATTCGTGAGTGTATTTTAATAACAATTCGGGATAGTATTCCCACTGAACAAATTGTTCGTGCTTATTTAGACGAATCGGTTGAACATGAAGAAGAAATAATTATAGAGAATTTAAAAGAACCTTTTGACGCGGATGATGAAAATAATATTGATAACAATGAAGAACCCGCAAAATCAATTACTGAACCATTACCACCTCCTCCGACAATCGTTCCAATAATTAGCAATGTTGATGATAATGATGAACCTACGACCACTATAAAATTTAATGATATAGATTATGTCGTAGATGATAAAGGGAGTGAAACCACTCAAAATGCACCTAAAAATTTAGAAAGATTGGAAGAAATAAGCATGTCTAATTCAATTAAACGTAAACTTGAAGAAGAAGAAAATGATATAGATAATGACAATGACAAAATAAAGATTCACGACGATAATGTGTATTTAGGAAATATCGAGGTGTTTGATATAAATAAATTAGATAAAGAAAGTTCTGTAGAAATTAATAAAAAGAATGACATACCTTTACTTGATGTAGAAGAATTGAATTAAAATTAGGCATATATACCTTCTTCATTGACATTGCCCCCTTCTTCATTGACATTGCCCCCTTCTTCATTGACATTGCCCCCTTCTTCATTGACATTGCCTTTTCCTTTTTCCATTGACATTGTCTTTTCCTTTTTCCATTGACATTGTCCCCTTCTTCTTTAACATTGACATTGTCCCCTTCTTCTTTAACATTGCCTTTTCCTTTTTCCATTGACATTGCCTCCTCCTGTGGTATTTTTAGTTTTTTGCCGTTTAGTTTACATAAATATAATTATTATAATTATATAAATTATTAATGGTATTTCAACAAAATATTTTAATAATACCAGTTATTACTACGCTTCTTTTTTGTGTAAGTAAAATTGCTGAAATGAAGTTTATAGATAAAGATATTAAACCATTAAAAATCTTATTTCGTGATGTACTTATTGTCTTTATATCTTCGTTATCCGCAACATATATTTATTTTCATTTTAGCGAATATATACAAGAATTTATAAATATTATAACAGATTCCAAAGTAATTGCAGGAGGGAGTGGAAAAAACGTTGTATCTGCTACTGAAATTTTTACAGATACTCCTAATTTTTAATTAGGAGTCGGTTCAAGTATTTTACAAAATAACAATTAATTTGTTATTAAACCATCGATCGTTTCCTGTGTTTTATACAAATCCTAAATATTTTATATTTTATAAAATATTTACAACGATATATGATCTAAAATAATTATAAATATGGTTAAATATCACATGGGTGAAGAGGGAAGGGGGGGGAGACTGTCTATGAAAAGACTATTCCATAAAAACCGGTTAAGGGTTAATAAATATTGTTGTATTTTGAAAGATTAACCAACCGGATCTGGCGGTTGAAATAATTATTGATTTAATAATGTAAAATATTTGATTCAAACCAAA